CGAGCGTCGCGCCCGGGATCTCGAGGACTGGAAACGTCAGCAGGAAGAGGTGTTCGCCCAACCCCTGCCGCCCGACCAGGTCCTCGCCGCTCAGCGCTATCAGGACAACTTGCGTTATTCGCGAAAGTTCGCCGAGCGCCAGTTCGGCAAGGAACTGATCGATCAGGTCCACCAGTGGGCCTACGACCGAGCCGAGCGCGACCCCTACTTCAACGCCGAGATGGCGGCCCATGACGATCCCTACGAGGCGGCGGTGCTGGCCTACAACCACGAGCAGGTGCTCCAGGCTGTAAGCCCCGCCGACCTCGAAGCCTTCCGCGCCTGGAAAGCCGCTCAGGCCCAGGCTCCTGGCGAAACGCCGGCGCTGCAAACCCCGGCTCGCGCAAACCATGTTGCGCCGAAACCGCCGCCTGTCTCCCTGGCCAACGCCAGCGGGACCGGGGCGCTCGGCGCCAACGCCGTCCCCACCGGGGAAGGCGAAGCTTACGCGAGCCTTTTTCGAAAATAGCCGCGCGTCCCTGACGCCCGACAACCCGAAAGGACAAGTCGATGGCCGAGACCATCCTCGCAACCGCTTCCGAGCGGCAGGTGTGGCTGACCAAGTACTTCCAGGAGTACGTCCGCTACAGCAGCTTCGCGCCCTACATGTCGAACTCCGACATCAACAAGGGTGGCATCATCCTCACCAAGTTCCAGCGCGAATCTGAGAACTTCCGCACCATCAACATCCCGTTCATCGGCCGGCTGAAGTCCGGCGGCGTGACGGGCGCGCAGGTGCTGGCGGGCAACGAAGAGGAGCTGACCAACTTCAACTGCCCGATCACCATCGACTGGCGGCGGAATGCCGTGGACCTTCCGAAGTCCACCACGTTCCGCACCGAGATCGACCTGTGGAACGCCGCTCGCGACGCTCTGGTGGTCTGGGAATCGGAGAAGCTGCGCGATGAGATCATCCACGCCATGGCGCATCTGATCGTCGACACCAATGGCACAGTCGTCCCCTGGGATCAGTCGTCGACGGCGCAGCAGGCCACCTGGCTTACCGCCAACCCCGACCGGGTGCTCTTCGGCACGCTGCGGAGCAACTATTCGACCAGCATGGCGACGGGCTTTTCCAACATCACCTCGGGCATGACGACCTCGACGGCGACAATGGGGCTGGCCAAGCGGATCGCCAAGCTCGCCGACCCGCACATCCGGCCATTCCGGGTCGAGGACGGGGATGGCCGCGAATACTTCGTGGCCTTCCACGGCAGCCGGACGTTCCGCGACCTCAAGGCCGACTCCAACATGTACCAGGCCAACACCCAGGCGCGCTCGCGTGAGGGCATGGGGATGGAAAAGAACCCGATCTTCCAGGACGGCGACCTGCTCTACGACGGCGTCATCCACCGGGAAGTCCCCGAGATCGACTACTACTGCGATCTCTGCTCGCAGAATCCAAGCGGCGGCACGCCCTTCGACGGGGCGGGCGGCTCTGGCGTCGACGTGCGCCCGATCTTCATCTGCGGCGGTGGCGCGGTCGGCGTCGCCTGGGGTCAGGAGCCGACGCCGCGGACCGACATGATCCGCGACTATGGCTTCCGGCCCGGCGTTGCCATCGAGGAGCTGCTGGGCGTCAAGAAGGTCAACTTCAATGGCGTCCAGAACGGCATTGTCACCGTCTTCGCGGCGGCCACGGCGGATTCGTAGTCGGCGAAGCGCCGGCTGCGAGCTGACATGCCGCCGAGACGGCGGCGCTACGCGCGCAATCTCGTAGCGCCGGCGTCTCGCCGGCTCCTTTTCCTCTCATCCTGAAAGGATCATTCCATGGCTACGGCCTACACTTCGCCGCGGGCGGTGAAGAAGTTTCCGCCTCGCACCGCGACGGTCGCGGCGGGCCTCACCTCCAACCTTTATGACGTCTCCGGCTCGATCTCGACCTGGGCGAGCGGCGACACCATCACCTTCCCGGCGCTCCCCGTAGGGGCCGTCGTGACGGGCGCGCGGCTTTTGCCGTCCAATGCGCTCGACAGCAACGGCTCGCCGACGCTGCACGTCGAGGTCGGCTACGCCGGAGCGCCGGCGGCATTCATGGCGGCCACGGCCATCGATAGCGCCGCGGTCTCAGCGAACACTATGACCGCGCCGCTCGCAGCCGACACGCCGGTGGTGGTGACGGTCTCGACCGCCGCCGCAACCGCCGCGGCCGGCGCGCTCGCCCTGGCGGTGGAATACTTCGTCGAGCCGGCCGCCGGTTCCAACCCGTAATGAACGCAGCGCCGACGCTACGAGCCCCACATCGGCAGGAGGGAGGAGGATGTCCGTGACTCTGGATCCTTCGATCATCGGCGGCCTTCTCGGCGCCGGCGCTGTGCTCGTCATGGGCTCGATCCCGTTCCTGACCGGCTACGGCCGGCTGCAGGGCGAGATCGACGCCTTGAAAGGCCGCGTCCACGCGCTGGAAGTCGAAACCGAGGCGATCATCGGCATCCGCGAGGATGTGGCGTTCATCAAGGGGCGTCTGTTCGACGAGGCGCCATGACCCTCCTTCGCCAAGGCTACGAAGGGCGCGGCCACCAGTTCTGGGAAATGCGAGCCCGCCAATCCTACGAAGCGCGGAGCGCGTAGGGGGATGACCACGCCCTTCCTCATCGACGATTTAGAGGGTGACGAAGGCCTGCGGCTTCACGCCTACCAGGACACTGTGGGCGTCTGGACCATCGGTTGGGGCCACACCGGGCCTGAGGTGAAGGCCGGCCTGACGTGGACCGACCAGGAAGCGCATGCTGCCCTCCTCGCCGACATTGCCCGCGCCGAGCAGCAGTTGGACGCGCGGCTGCCCTGGTGGCGCAGGCTCGACGACGTGCGCCAGGACGTCATCGTCGAGATGGCCTTCAACCTGGGCGTCGGGGGCCTGCTGACCTTCGAGCACATGCTGGACGCGGCCCACGCCGGCGAGTGGCAAAGGGCCGGGAGCCTGATGCTGCTTTCCAAGTGGGCGCGCCAGGTGGGCAATCGCGCCATGCGCCTCGCCGACATGATGGAAAGGGGCTCTCGTTGACTCAGATCAGCTTCAACATGCTCGCCGCGCTGGTGATAGGCGCCATCGCCGGCGGCGTGCTCTTCCTGGCGCCCACGTCCGCGCACGACGTCTGCCTCTCCGCGGTGAGCGGCCTGGCCGGCGCGCTCGCCGCCGCATCCAAACCGCAGTCGTAACGCCGGCGTCTCGCTGACAACCATGCCGCCGGGACGGCGGCGCTACGCAAGAGGACTATCCATGTCTACGCTCTCCGACATCTGGACCGACGTGAAGAACTTCTTCGTGCCGGTGGCCGAGAAGGTGCCGGCCGCCAAGCAGGCGCTCGCCGACCTGCAAGCCGCCGAGAACAGCGCGCTCGCCGCGATCGATCCGATCGCCGACGCGGTGGTCAACGCCGGCCTGGCCGAGCTGCCGATCGTCGGGCCGCTCAGCGAGCCCATCGCCGACGCGCTGCTCAACAGCCTGATCAACAAGTTCACCGCCAAGCTGAAGCCCGCCTCCGCCTGACGGCTACCGCGCGCGCTCCGGACTTGTCGCACCGCAACTCCACGAACGAAGCGAGAGGAGGGGAGGCGGATGTCGACCTGCAGGGACGGGATCAAAGCGGCGCTGCGCGCGCTCAAGGTGACTGCGCCCGGCGAGGATCCGCACATCGACCAGCTCACCTCGGGCCTTCGCGCCTGCCAGGACGTGCTGACCGAGCTCCACGAAGCGCGCGTGCCGCTGCGCGAGATCGACGTGCCGGGGAACAACCCCCCGCCCGGCTTCAACGGCCAGTGGATCGCCAACCAGGACACCCGCATCCGCATAGGGGCTGGCTCCAGCGTGACCGTGATCCTGCCCAACGCCGTCCCGATGTTCCCGGGCGAGCATCCGTACGACTACGGTTTCGTCGGCGCCCCGTGGTGGAACGTGCAAGGCTCGACCGGGCAGGCCGATGGCGTCTGCTGGCGCGCGCCGACCGATGGGGCGCGGATCGAGGTTGTCGGCGCCGCGACCGATCTCTGGTTCTACCGCGCCGACCTCAACCAGTGGCTGCCGGTCTATGACATCCGCCTCGACGATGAGCTGCCGCTGAATGTCCGCTATCGCGGCCCGTTCGCCTCCCTGGTGGCCGAACGGTGCGTCGACGAACTTTCGGTCGAAGAGCCGACGCCCTGGCTGGCCCGGCGCATCGCCGCCGCCCGCGCGACGATGTTCATCCGTCCCGGCCGCCACGCCGAGCCGACGCGCACGGAGTATTTCTAGCCATGGCGGTCACCGGCAAGAGCGCTAGTCGGGATGGCGACAGACTCAAGACCCACGACGTGGATCCGGCTTTCCCGCAGAGCGTCGAGCACCTCTGCCTTGGGCCGCCTTCGCCGAGGCTTCGGAGTGCGGGCGACCTGCTAATCCGGGTCGGCTTCCAGCGCAGCGGCAATACTGCCTCGGAGGATATCTGATGCGTCAACTGATCGTTTGGCTGGCGGCTCTGCTGCCGGCGGCGCCGGCGCTCGCCCAGAACGCGCCGCTCTCGGCCCTCCCGGAGCGTGGCGCCGTTCTGTCTACGGACATTATTCCGATAGAACCGGCGGCAGGCCCGCAGCTCATGCAGACGACGGTGCAGGCGATCGTCGCCGCCGGCGGCGGGACGGCGACCGGCGTCACCATACCGGGCTTCACCTGTTCGGGATCGCCGATCATCGCCTGCACGGTCGGGGTTCCCGTCGGCGAGGTCTACGCGGGCCCCTGCGGCGGCGCGGCTGCCGCGCCGGCCTTCCGGGAGCTTTGCGCCGCCGACCTGCCGCCGAGCGGGGTGACCTCAGGCACCTACACCGCGCCGACCAGCATCACGATCAACGCCACCGGCCAGGTGACGAGCATTGTCGGCGGCGCTTGCGTGTCCGCCTGCGGCATGCCGGCGCTGAGCAGCTTCGTGTGGGTGAATCAGGGCAGTGCAACTGCGATCCAGCCAATCGCCGGCGGCCCGATTGGCATGTCTGTTCCAGACGCCGGAGGATCGACCAACGCTTGGCGCGGGATCTTCCTCTCGGCCCCAACTTGCCCCTGGAAGGTGAGGGTCACCATTCAGGCGTCTGTGCCGAACACCGGCTCGGTGACGGTCAATGGTCTTTACCTCTACGACGGGACCGCGCTGATCGGCTTCGAGACCGCCTATTTTGCAGGCGGTTATGAGGAACGGGTCGAGCACATAACCAACGTCACGACCGACGGGAGCACGCCCTATCACAGCAACATGGGGTTCGTGATCCGTAACGACTACACGGGACCGTGGGAAATCCAAATCCGTGACGACTGCACGAATTACTATTTCGACAGCAGCCAGGAAGGCGTCGTCTTCTATAATTTGTACAGTGAAGCCGTCGGGTCTTATCTGACCGCCGCCAACGTCGGCTACGCCGCCGACCAATCTCAGGGGGCGTCGTCGCCGGGCTTCTTCTCGCTGCAAAACTGGCAGGCGTACGCGGACGCGAACCTCAACGGGCCGTGACGTCTCGCCGGGCTTGATCGCATTGCGTCCGAGGCGCAGAATCCCAGCATGCTCGGCACCACCGCAAAGATCGGTTTTGCGGCCCTAGCCCCAGCCCTGGTCCTGGCCCTGACCTTGGCCTGGAAAGG